CACCGTGGGGGCGTGAGAGCCAGGATGGAGCGGTTGAGGTACTGCCACCGCGTGACTCTATCCCCCTCCTCCAGATCAGACAGAGCCAGCTTGACGACCCGTATCGACGTACTGAACACGGGAGTACCGTCCTCGTGGTACTTGCAAGGTAGAACTCTCATCAGAGGTAGTCCTCGATGTACTGGTCAACGGCGTCTAGCATAGCCCCCGGGTTGCCCTCCTCGTTGGCGAACCATTTGTCCGCCACAACCTCATCAACGGCACGCTCACTCGCGTGGTTATCCGGTAGCAGCCCGCCCCGCGAGATTATAAAGACTTCGCCGCCCGCTTGGCGGATCAACTGCGCCTCATTAGGAAACCGAACATCGCTGACAATCCAATGGCTATCCCGAGGACTTGCGTTGTACTCGGAAAGGAGCATGTTTATCCAGACATCCTCGCCGCCAAGCACTCGGCCCACCTCGGTGCCCAGCCACTGCGCCCAAGAACGCGGACTAAAAGAAGGGAGTTCCCCCCAGTTGTGGGTATCGTAGGCCCCGTACTGCCGACACGGGCGGTCCTTCCATGCCCGGTCCTCCCACATATGGTGGGACCACCCAAACCGAGTGTTGAGCATCACCTTGATTGGATAGGAGATGGACCGGGCGGTGAAGCCCGAGCTGTTCACCAGATGCCGCGCTACGGTATCCTTCCCCGCCCCGGCGTACCCACAAAGTCCTATCAGCACGATACACCTTCCTTGCTTAAAAACTCTCTGGTAATGCGGTCCCCTACCACGTAGGGGAACCCTTTAGCTTTGGCCCAGTCCGAGTACTTCCCGAGCTTCTTGCTCGTGAGCCAGTTGTCCCGCTGGAACATGAAGATCAACTTCACGCCCTTGTACTGCTCCGAGAAGGCGACCATGCGCCGACGATTGCTCGCCGTCAGCTTGCCCTTGGCCTCCAGGAACACGAACTCCGAGAGCTTGAAGTCTGGCATGTACGTGCTTATCCTGACTATCGACGTACCGGCGCACTGGGCGCACAGCCGCCCTGTCTCCGGCACGTAAAACTTGAACTTGGCAAGCTCGTAGGCAATCGGTATCCCCAGAGAGGTCAGACAAGCTGCAACTGTTCGCTCGTAACCCGAGCGGAAGGCGGGAGCCACTGGACCCCCGGTGCCCGGAGCATGTGCAACAGCCTTGCGTTTTCCAGCAACGCGGCCTCGGCCCCGAGGTTTACGTACAAGCACCCTTTTCGCTTTAGGCTTTCCTGATACTCGGCCAAGCAGGCTCGGTACATCGCCTCCTCCTCCAGCCCCTCGTGGACTACCTGCTCTGCCCTTACCTTTCCGCATTTGTAGCATCCCTTGATATTGTCCACAACGTCCCCCGTCAGGATCTGACGGTAGAAGTTGACCAACGCCTCCTGCTCTGAAATTATCCGCATGGTGCGGCGCTTGAAGTTGTACAGCCGCCCCGGGACGGTCTCCAAGTCTTTGTCCATCGACACGATACACACGCGCTCCGGGTCGTACTCCTCGCTGGCCGCGATGATGGCCAACTGGTCGTCGGCCTCAATGCCGTGAACGGTCTGTGCCCCCCACCGTTCGACCATGTAGCGCCGGATGGCCTTGTAGTGGACCGGGCGGTCTACCCCAACCCGGTTAGCCTTGTACCCCACGATGGTGGCGATCTGGTCGCGGAAGTTACCCTTACCCGTCAAGAGCAGTTCGAGCTTCTTGAACGTCAGCCCCTCCTTGTCCATAGCCTCCTCGATCTTGAGGAGGGCGTTCTTGCACATTGCGAGGACGTTGACCAGCGGTTGGGCAACCACGATACTCTCGACCGAAAGTACCGTGCCCAGGGGGCGGTCGATCTCAAGTGCCTGTAGCTCGGTCTTGTCGCCGGTTACACCCTCATCGACCGCTCGCCCCTCCACGTCTGTCAGAGTCCAGTCGTAGACAACGTGTTGCCCCGCAAACCCGCAGGTATAGGCTAGGGCATCAGCATCTACAAGTACTCTCACGATCTGCTCTCCTTCTTCAGAGCGGCTTGGTGCGCCGCCGACGCTACGGCCTCCGCCAGCCTTAGAGACTCCAGTTCGGCAATAGGCGCGTTCCACGGTGCAGCTCGCAGCGCGTCGAACGTCGTCTGCCACGCCGCCAGCAGTTCCTCTGTCGTCTTGGTCACAGCCACTTTTCCTACTTCGACAGTCGGCGCTGCAACTGCCGGCGCTCTCGCTCGGCCAGTTCGTCACGGGTCACGTAAGCCGACATGTCTGGCGCCGGGGCAGCCAGCACGACCGGCGTACACGTCGGCAGTACTACGCCACGCTTGGCGGCTCTCCGGCCCGCCTTGGACACGTTCAACACGGCGCACGCAGCTTGGTGCTCACCGACCGACGCGAACGCCTGCGCGAGCATAAAATCGTAGCACTGTACGGACGTAAACCCGACGCCCAGGAACGCCGCGCCGCCGGCAGACGATCCGCCCGCGTTGCCCGCGACGCCGCAACCCTGAATCGCGAAGGAGCCTTGGCCGATGGCTGGGGCTTGGCGGATCTGCCGGTCGCCCTCGATCATAATTTGGTTGTTCGCTACCGCAGCGGAATCCCCGCCGTCCGCATTGCCACCGGCAGCGGAGACCCCTGACACCGAACCGCCGACACCGCCAGCGCCTCCGGTCGCGCTCGAGTTGCCGCCGGTCGCGCTCGAGTTGCTGGCTGCCAGTGCAGCCGCTTCGGCAGCCGCAGCCGCAACCGACACCGCGAGTGATTCAGACTGCGAGTAACTCTTTACGTATGGGGCGGGGCTGGGGCTGACAGCAAACGCTGCCAACGGGGCCGACGCCAGTATTGCAAATATAGCTGATTTCATGTTTGTGCTCCTTGTAATGCCTGTTCCTTCCTCAGAGCGGCGTGGTACGCTTCCCACGCTGTATCCATCGCTTCCCGCGCCGTCTGCTCGGCCTCCGCTGCCGTCTCGTGAACAGAATCTGCTTTCATCCACGCCATCCGCAACTTATCCGTCGTCTTGCTCATAGCCGCTTTTCCTTCTTCAAGGCGGTTTGGTACTTGCGCCAAGCCTTGTGCGCTGCGTACATAGCCCGCTGCCACTCAGCCTGAAACTCCTCTACCGTTTTCCTCACGCTTGCTTCTCCACCGCAGCGTTGTACTTGACCAACGCCAGCTTCTCCGCCTCAATGGCCTCCAGCGCGTGCCTCACCATCCACGCGGATTCCACCGCGTAGCCAGCAGCTTTCTCCGCCGACTCAGCCGCATCGCTCGCTGCCCATTTCGCGATCTCGCGCCTATGCCGCCACTCATCCATCAAGTCCCCTACCGTCTTGGTCATGGCCACTTCTCCCTCTTTAGAGCGGTCGCGCAACCAAGCCGCGTGCGCCCCGGACATAGCCTGCCGCCAGTTAGCCTGCAACTCATCTACCGTCTTGGTCACGCTTCCCCCCTACTCGTCGTTGTCCGACTCGTCCCCATCCTCGGGAGCCTCAGGAGCCTCCTCCCCCTCGAACGCCGCCATGCGGCCAATCGCGCCAAGCTTATTCACGTCCTCGAAGTATGCCGCCGTGTAGCGATCCACCAGACCCTCAAGCACAGCAACTTTAGTGCTCTGCTTAGCGGGCAGCTTGAGTGCCCCCGCCGCGATGGCCACTTGAATGAACAGCAAGGCATCCTTGCGGGATGACTGGTAGACAATCGAGTTGTCCCGGTTGCCCATACCCCCAGATCCAGGAGTAGCCGACGCCGGAGCCTGCGTGCTCGCAGCCGCCGCTGTCACCTTGCCGGAGACTTGGGCGCTCTTGTCATCCTTCTGCTCAGCAGAGAAGGACACCTTGTTGCCCACCTCCACAACACCCGCGTACCGCTGGGCCCCCAGCCGGAAGAAGAAGTTGGTCTCCTCCATCGTGAAGGAAAATGATGTCCCGCCGTTCGACCAAGTCTTGGGGAAAATCCGCTTTACCGTACCCACGTAGTCAGTCATCGAATGTAGTCCTCTTGTAAGTTTCGGAGTAGGCTGATTCCTCGCCCTCTCCCCAATGTCGCCCCGTCGTCAACCCGACGCCTAAGGGCACCCTCATCTCGATCCCGTAGACACGATCCAAGTAGCGATACGTGTCTCTCAGCCATGAGACTAACAAAGTCTTGCGCAGCTTGTCAAGCTCCTCGGGAGCGGCCTCGATGCACACCGAATCATGGACCGTGTTGACAAACCGGACGTTGATCCCCTGCTCCCGACACCGCCAGAACGACAGCACCAAGGACACCGGGATGATATCAGCCGTGGCAAACGATTGAATCGGGTAGTTGAAGATGTTAGCTTTGTTGCGCACGTACCCCCGGGAATCCATCGTCGTGTCGGGCCAGTAGAACACCAGTCCCCACGGTGTCACTAATTGCTTGTCCTTGAGTACACTGGCCACCCAGCCCTGCTGGGCGTTGTACACGCCGCTGTACTTCTCCCTGAACGCCGCGTAGTAAGCCTTCTGGCGGGCCGTGCCCGACTCCCCGCCGTACATGGGCTTGAACGTCTCAGACTTGGCCGCTGTACGCTGTTCTTTAGTGATCTCGGACTCGGGCTTCCGTGAGAGCACGGAGGCTGTAAACCTGTGGATGTCGGCCCCGCTCAGGGCATCAGCGAAAACTTGCCGGTCCTCGCCCAGATGCCCGGCCACCCGGAACTCAAGCTGTGCCCCGTCGATCTCCAGGAAACTGTCCCCGGCCTTTTTGGGCCGGAACAGGCGCTTGTAGTCACGCGGCATGTTCTGGAATTGCGCCCCTCGCATCTTGCCGTCCGGGCACAGCAGCTTGCGCCCCGAACTGGACAGCCGGTGAGTCTGCGTCACGCACTGGTTGAACTGGCCATAGAAGCTGCCCCCGTGTACTTCAACAACTGCGTGAAAGAACTCAAGGCTCTTACTTAGGGCCGCACTGGCTGCCCCGAACCGACCATAGGCTTTGATGAAGTCCTTTTGCTGTTTGGTCGATGCCTTGAGCGATACCAGCGTGTCTGAGTCTGTCATGGGCTTGTCGGTGGCCGTCCGCACTACCTCGCCCCGGTAGTTGGTTTTCTCCGCAAACTTGAGCTTGCCGTACAGGAACTCGGCCAGTTGCGGGCGGGAGTTCAGGTTTATGCCGCCCGTCATCAGCGTCAGTTCTTGCAACGCCGCCAACTTGGCCTCAGTTTGTTTCGTGTACTCCGCTTGCACCCGCTCCGGGTCCAGGGTCATACCTTCCCGCTCGATCTCGGCCAGTACCGGGGTTGTAATGCACCGAGTGAACAGGACAGCCCCCAGCGGCTTGGGATACAGCAGCTTCCGCTGCGCCCGGTAGACCGCGTAGGTCGTCTCCACGTCCCGCTCGCACCGCTCGATCAGCCACTGGCGGGGGATCTCGGACGGGCACACGCCCCCGCTGATCATTCCATCCACGATGGGATCTTTGCCCCCATAGCCGTACCGCCGCCCCACGGCCCCCAGTCCCAGCTCAACCCGGCGATTGCCCGCGATGACGTACTCGGCGATCATCGTGTCCCACGGTAGCAGGGAATGTATGGGGATACCTGACCG